GATCCAGCGTACTTCATGAGGAAGTATTGCTATATACAACACCCAACAAGGGGTAGAATTCTCTTTAATTTATATCCATTTCAAGAGAAAGTACTACATTTATTTAGAGATAATCAATACCTTATTACTTTGAAGTCTAGACAGCTTGGTATATCTACCTTAGCTGCTGGCTACTCATTATGGTTAATGATCTTTCATAAAGATAAGAACGTACTAGCCCTTGCAACTACACAAGCAACAGCTAGAAACCTAGTTTCCAAAGTACAATTTATGTACGAGCAGTTACCTAAGTGGCTACGTCTACACGCAGTAGAGAAGAATAAATTATCTTTGAGATTAAAAAACGGTTCAAAGATACAAGCAAAGTCAAGTAATTCTGATTCAGCTCGTTCTGAGGCAGTATCACTACTATTAATAGATGAGGCCGCTTTTATTGAAAACATCGAAGATACCTTTACCGCTGCACAACAGACGTTAGCAACCGGAGGTCAGTGTATGGCCTTATCTACTCCTAACGGTATTGGTAATTGGTTTCATTCTACATATGTTAAAGCAGAAGTTGCTGAAAATTCCTTTGTACCTATAAAACTACCTTGGACTGTTCATCCTGAGAGAAACCAGGTTTGGAGAGAAATGCAGGACAGAGACTTAGGGCCTCGTATGGCAGCACAGGAATGTGACTGTGACTTTTTATCGTCAGGCGAAACAGTATTTGAACCAGAAGATTTAACATTTTATGAAGAAACTTATCAGAAAGATCCAACAGAGAAAAGAGGAGTTGACGGCAATTTATGGGTATGGGAAAGTCCTGATTATACAAAATCCTATATGGTTACAGCCGACGTATCTAGAGGTGACTCTACTGACTTTTCTACGTTTCATGTGATTGATATAGAGAGTTGCGTTCAGGTAGCAGAATACAAAGGAAAGTTATCTCCAAAGGAATTTGGAAACGTCCTTGTAGGAATTGCATCTGAGTACAACGACGCTTTATTAGTAGTAGAAAACGCAAATATCGGGTGGTCTACAATAGAACAGATACTTGAAAGAGAATATAAGAATATGTACTACAGTTCTACTTCTAATATGGATACAGTAGAATCATATATGTCTAAGTACGAAAGGGAAAAACTTGTTCCTGGCTTTACAATGTCGATGAGAACACGTCCTTTAGTAATAGCGAAGATGACTGAGTATATAAGGGAAAAAGCAGTTACAATCCAATCTAAGAGACTGTTGCTTGAAATGCGAGTATTTGTTTGGAAGAATGGTAAAGCTCAAGCACAAGTGAATTATAACGATGATCTAGTGATGGCCTTTGCAACATCCCTTTATGTAAGAGATACCGCATTAAGATTGAGACAACAAGGTCTTGATTTAGCTAGAGCACAGCTTTCCTCTTTTGGAAATCTTAATGCAAAAAATCAAGCTGTAATATCAACAGTTGGTTCCTACCAAAATAATCCTTATCTTATAGATATGGGTGGCCAGCAGAAAGAAGACATAAGCTGGTTATTTTAAACGAATCTATTTATAACTAAAGACATTTTAATTAAATGGCAGATAAAGGCTTATTTAGTAGACTACAAAGATTATTCGCTACAGACGTACTTATACGTAATGTAGGTGGTGATGAACTAAAAGTAGTTGATCCTAATCAAATACAGACAACCGGTAAATATCAGACAAACTCTCTTATAGATAGGTTTAGTAGACTATACGTCTATAATAATAGAAATATATTCAATCCAAACTTAAATTTTCAGACTTTAAGAATACAGTTATACTCTGATTACGAAGCAATGGATACAGATCCTATTTTAGCTTCTGCATTAGATATTATAGCTGATGAAGCTACTGTAAAAAATGACTTTGGTGAAATTTTAGCTATCAGATCTTCTGATGAAAATATACAAAGAGTTCTTTATAATTTATTTTACGATATACTTAATATCGAATATAACTTATGGTCTTGGACTCGTAATATGGTAAAGTACGGTGACTTCTTCTTAAAGTTAGAGATAGCAGACGGTTTAGGAGTATATAATATTTTACCTTATACAGTATATCATGTCTCTCGTCATGAAGGACAAGATGTAGAAAATCCAACAAAAGTTACTTTTCAAATTGATTTAGACGGTTTAGCTACTTCTCAAAGTCCTAATTATACTCCAAATACAAATAAGAAAATAATTGAGTTAGACAATTACGAAATAGCTCACTTTAGATTAATTTCAGATACTAACTACTTACCTTATGGACGTTCTTATTTAGAGCCAGCTCGTAAGATTTTTAAACAGTTAACTTTAATGGAAGATGCGATGTTAATACATCGTATCATGAGAGCTCCAGAAAAGAGAATGTTCTATATTAACGTAGGTCAAATACCACCAGCAGAGGTTGAACAGTTTATGCAAAAGACTATCAACACTATGAAAAAGACTCCTTATATGGGTCAGGATGGTCAATATAACTTACGATTTAATCTTCAGAATATGATGGAAGATTACTACCTACCTGTAAGGGGAGGTGATACTTCTACCCGTATTGAAACTACAAAAGGTTTAGAGTACGACGGGACAAATGACGTTGTATATTTGAGAGATAAATTATTTGCTGCATTAAAGATACCTAAAGCATATTTCGGATATGAAGGAGAGTTGCAAGGTAAAGCAACATTAGCAGCAGAAGATATTCGTTTTGCTAGAACAGTAGAAAGAGTACAAAAAATTATGGAGTCTGAATTAACTAAGATTGCATTAGTACATTTATACTCTCAAGGCTTTACAGGTGAATCTTTAGTTAACTTTGAAATCAAATTAACAAACCCTTCTATTGTTTACGAACAAGAAAGAGTAGCATTAATGAAAGAAAAGATTGACTTAGCAGCTCAAATGTTAGATACTAAGTTATTCTCAACAGATTATATCTACGACAATATCTTCCACTTATCAGAAGATAAGTACAATGAGATGAGAGAATTAATTAGAGAAGATTTCAAACGAAACTTCAGATTAGCTCAAATTGAAGGTGAAGGTAATGACCCAGCACAATCAGGAAGATCATACGGTACTCCTCACGATCTAGCTTCAATGTACGGTAGACGCTCTACTGCTACAGACAGATTATCAGGAGCAGGTCCAGGTTCAGTACCTCCAGGTTATGAAGATCATCCATCACCACCAAAAGGTTTAACAGACCCAGGAGAAGAAGGAGGAAGACCTAGAACGAATATGTCTATATACCACACTAATGATAACCCTTTAGGAGGACGCGACCCACTAGGAAGTAACGGAATGAAAGGTGGTTATCCAAGCGACAATGAAAACATGATGGAAGGACTAAATACAAAGACTGTCTATTATCAAAATAAAGAAACGCTAAAAGAAATGGTCTTTAATATTCAAAAGAAAGATGAGTCAAATCTACTTAAAGAAGACAATATTAGAGATTTAGGTGAATAAAGCATATTTATATTAGGAAACCTATAAGATGAAAGTAAAACATTCAAAGTATAAAAACACAGGGCTGATTTTCGAATTGCTTGTTAAGCAAATCGCATCAGATACTCTATCTAAAAAAGATTCTCCTGCAGTAAGCGTATTAAAGAAATTTTATGCAGGTAAGTCTTCTTTAGCAAAAGAGTATAGGCTTTATGAATTTATCTCAAAAAATAATAATGTCTCTCCTTTTAAAGCAGAAGCAATATTATCTACAATAACAGAGATCTCTCGTAAGTTAGATCAAGCTGCTATTAAGAAACAAAAGTATGAGTTAATTGCAGAAATTAAAACTCACTATAATATAGATGAGTTCTTTGCAATTCAGGTAAGAGATTATAAAGCACTAGCTGCTTTATACTGCTTATTAGAAACACAAAATAATGCAGAAAATGTTGATCCTAGTTCTTTAATTGAAAATAAAACAACAATTTTAGAACACTTAACATCTAAGATACAAAATGAAGAAGATGTAAAAGATACTTTAATCGAAGAGTATTCAAAATACGATAAAGATTTAAGATTACTTACATTTAAGATCTTATTAGAAAAATTTAACGATAACTATAAAGATCTACTTCCGGAACAAAAAAATATATTAAAAGAGTTCATAACTTCTGTAAATTCAACTACCCGTCTTAGAACAATAGTAAATGAAGAATTGGTAAAGATAGCTGAAAGGGTACACGAAATGTCTCAGAAAGTTTCTGATCAAGTTATTAAGATTAAACTAGATGAGGTAAAGAAAGCTATTAAACCTGTATCTAACAAGGAGAAGATAGGAGATACCCATTTAGTTAACCTTATGCAG